TGGGGTTGCGCGGGGAAACCCGCGCGACCCTTTTCCATGTCGGTACCGCTCTCAACCATCAAGTCGGCGCTCAAGATCGACTACACGGACGACGACACGGAGCTGATCCGGCTCCGCGAGGTCGCCAACGTGTACGTCGAGAAGCGCACCGGGCTCGCGCTCAGCGCGCGCAGCGAGGCGCTGTACCTGTCGACTTGGACCGATTCGCTCATCCCCGTGGCACCGTACACGGGTCTGACGCACGTCAGGTACTACGACACCGGCAACAACCAGGTCACGATGCCGGCCGCCGACTACTGGATCGACCAGTCGGACGGACCGATGCCGATCATCCGGTTCAAGAAGGCACCGCAGATCTTCGACGGCTCGGTGGTCATCGTCACCTATACCGCCGGGTACGCCAACATCCCCGACCCGCTGGTGCACACCATCATCTCGCTCGTCGGCGGTTGGTACAACAACCCCGAGTCGATGCAGCCCATCGGCCTCAACCCCGTGCCGTTCGGGGTCGACGCCATCCTCGACATGTACGCCGTGCGGAGTCCGATCAGATGATCTCGGGCGGCGTCCTTCAGTTCAAGGCGACGCGCCTCGCGGCATCCGATTCGCAGGATGCGCTCGGAATGCGCACCGACGTGTGGGACGCCGCGGGTACGTTCCGCTGCGACCTCCGCAACGACTCGACGACCGAGCAGCAGTACGCGGACGGCGTCGCCGTGCGGCGCACGTGCGAGGTCCGCGCGCGCTGGCAGGCGGTGCAGAATGTCGGGCTCACCGAGGTCGACCGGCTCGACGTCCGCGGGCGCATCCTGCGCGTCCAGTCGATCCGCAACTTGGACGAGGCCGACCGCGTCGCCGTGATCCTCTGCGAGGAGATCGACTGATGGCGACTATCGAGGAAGCCGTACGCGCCATGCTCATCACCGGCACGACGCTGTCGGCAAATGGCATCGACGTGCCCGACTCGCGCGTGACGCACGGCTACCGCCTGCAGTCGACGGAACTGCCTGCGGTTACGTACGAAGTCGCCAACCAAGCCGCCGCCGACGTGTCGCGCGGCATCATGCAGGGCGAACTTGCAGTGAGTGGCATCGCCGAGACCAGCATCGACGCCGCCACCATTGGCGACGCGATCGAAGCCGCTCTTGTCATTGGTACCTATTCAAGCATCGACATCGATTCCATCGTCATCACGAGCAAGACCCTCGCGCCTCCTGCCGTCGGGCTCGGGGACGAGCAGGAACCCGCTACCGTGACGGTCAACGCAACGATCTACTGGAGGCCATGAGATGGCTGTTCACAACACGTCAGGGTTTACCTTTACCGTCGATGGCACAGCTGTCGCCGGCATTGTCGATGCAACCGTCACGCTGAACACCGAGACCGTCGATGTAACGGAACTCGGCAACACCGCGCGCACCTACGTCGCCGGAATCACGAACGGAACGGCATCTGGAAATCTGTTTTACGACATCGGCGACGCCGGCGTCGCTGCACTGCAGGCCGCCGCGTTGTCTGGTGCGGAAATTGTCTGCGTGTTCACGCTCTATGGCAGCACGACGATCACGGCAAGCGCCATCGTGACGAGCTGGACGCCGAGCGTTGCCATCGCCGATGTCGTGCGCGTGGCGTTCGAGCTGCAGTTTACCGGAACGGTTTCCGATGCCTGACCTCCGCGCCATCCTTGCGCTCGAGCCTGTGCCGTTCCAGTGGAACGGGCACACGTTCCACCTGTCGCGCCCGACGCTGGTCGACTTGGTGGAAGCCGTCGACATCAACACGCAGGACCCGAAGCGCGGCCGGCAGTTTGGGCTGTTCCGTCACCTCCACACGGAGGACGGGCAGCCCGTGTTCCCCAGCATCGAGGCTGCAGGCGGCTGCCCTGCTGGGCTTGCCGCGAAGGCGGTCCCGATGATCGAGGCGCTCTACAGCGAAGGCGTGGACTAGGCCGGGACGCGCGGCAGCTGCTCGCGCGCGTCCTTCGGAACAGACGGGCGGCACCTTGGGAACGGTCGGTGCTTGAGCTCATCGTTGAGCTTGACGTACCGGACTGGAAGGGCATTAGAAGGCGACTCGATGAGCTCTCCAAATCTAACCTTCAAGGCCAATCCCGAAGACCTGGTGCAGATCAAGAAGGCCCTGGACGCGTTCGAAATAGCGGTCCAGGACAAGATCGTGCGCATGGCCTTGCGGCGCTTCAACCAAGAGGAAGCGCGGTTGGTGGCGTCGATCAACCGAAGGTACCTTGACCCATCGCAGGCCAAGGGAAAGGCAAAGATCTTCAAGGGCGGCACCGCATGGGGAAGCGTTGCTTATCCCATGCCGGCATTCGGAACGTCCTACGAAGGATTCGGACGGGCGCGCCGCAAGCAGTACGACGCCGCGGGCGTCGGTTGGCGGTCGCATTTCACCGAGCTCGGGTTCCACACCTGGGCAAAGGGCATGATGCACGCCGGACGGTCCAACGACGCCGCGGCGGCGGCACTCCGGCAGACGCGCGGCAAGGCATGGAAGAAGGGTCTGAAGCACCGAGGGCGCGGCGTCTACCACAGGGGAACGCGCGCCAGCGAGCTTGCGCACAAGGCGATGACTCCCAAGCTGCTGCCGTACCTTACCGATGCCATTCATGAGACCTTGGTGAGGCTGACCAAGCAGCCACGGAGGGCGCGCCGATGAAACTTCCCACGCTGAACGTCGACGTAAAGGTCGACACGAAGGGGATGAAGAAGCAGATCGCCGAGGCAAACAAGAACCTCCAGAACATCGGAGGCAAGGCCACGGCGTTTGCTGGCGGCACTGCAGGCAAGCTCGGCGCGCTTGGATCGGTCGGCGGTTTCACCGGTTCCGCATTCGTCGGCGCTGGATTGTCCATTGCGGCGTTGGCTGCGCCGTTCAAGGTCGCCGACGTAGTCCTGGACAGTTTCCGAGGAACGGTTGAGCGCGCAAACAAGACGATGACAGAGTTCGCCAAAACGGGACGAACGTCCGGCCAGATGACTGCAGTGCAGGCGGCCGACATCCTCAGCCGCAGCGCTGCAGGAGGCGTCAATACCCGGCAGCCCCTGGGCATCTGGGAAGGGTTCAAGCAGGGCCTTGGCGCTTCCGCTGCCGATGGCGCGATGGGATCGTGGGCCAGCAACCTCGGCAAGGCAGGAACGTGGATTTCGACGTTCCTCGGCGCATCGCTGGGAAATCTCGGTGGGAACCGCGACATCTGGGACATCACGCGCGAGGCCGATCTTTCCATTGTTGAGAGCGAGCAGGAGGCGCGACAGCTCTACACTCGCGAGGAACTGCGGGAGCTCGACAGGCAGATGGCTTCATTCCAGCGCCAGATGCGGGAGACCACGACATGATCCAGTCCGGCGAGTACAAGGCATACCTCAAGAGCACGTCGGTGTCGCAGGGCGACATCTGGGACGTGCACTCGGCTACCGAGGTCTACCACGTCGAGAAGATCAAGCTGGACGCGCAGAACAACCCGGAGCCGATCACGGAGTTCACGCCGGTGAACATCCTGTGGGACGATGTCACGCAGGGCGCGCCCGTCATCAAGAACATCGGCGAGCAGTACGGCGCGGGTGCCGATTGGCTGAGCGGCGCGCTTGTGCGCGGCATCGACTGGAACATGGGCGGCAATGGGCGCGGACTCACGGCGACAGTGCGCTACAGCACGCGGTACTTCGAGACCAAGTTCGGCAAGGGACTTGCCCGCGAAGAGGAGAACATCGCCAACGCTACGGCGCTAGAGAATGGTGCGCGGTGCCTGCTGCTGCCGTGCATGGTCATCCCGACGTTTCGTACGCGTTCGATGAAGATGTACCGCGACAACCCGTCGATGACGGGACCGAACGCCACCAACGACATCTCGGGATCCGACATTGGCGGCACGCAGAAGGTGCGCGACATCGACGTGCGACAAGTCGCGCTTAAGCTGCGTTTCGTGGTCGACGCGAACAGCCAGGGAATCGACGCGCTTACGGGCGTGCTGCAGGCGTACGTCGGCAAGAAAAACAGCGACGCTTTTCTCGGATACGGCGCGCAGAACCTCATCTGCGACGGCGCGGCTATCAACCACCTGGAGCATGAGTTCTACGAAGTGGTGATGGACTACCTGTACGACGAGTATTTCCACCACAGCCAGATCGTCTACAACGACCAGGACGGCCGCCCGCGCATGATGGGAACCGACTACGCCGACGTGCGCTGGGCGCGCGACTCGCGGACGGCGGTAGCGTTCAACGACATCTGGCCCGACGGCTTCCTCGGCGAGAGCATGAAGTACCAGGCGTTCATGGGAGTCTGGTACTGATGTACCGCGCGGACTACACGTACCGCAGGCAGAAAGACCTCGACAAGGCGGCCCGGCTGTCGCCTGAGCCCGAGGGCGTGGAGTCGCGCCTGTTCAAGATCACCAACACCACGGTGCTCAATGCAGGCGACGCGCGCTACGTGTACACGATGGTACAGGCGCGCGTACAGAACGTCGCGGGCGGCTATCAGGTCGCCACGACCGCCAACACCTACGCGCACACCGGCCTTTCGGTCAGCGAGCTGTCGAACGGCAGCGCGTTCGTGGCGTACGGCGTCACGAAGGCGAACCTTCCGACGGGATTCAGCCCGAAGCCGATCCCGATCAACACGTTTGTCCTAGCGGTCCCGCACCGCAACCAAGACGGCACGCTGCTCTGGCTGATCCTCAACACGCAGGCCATCGACGGCGTGTGCGACGTGCCGCTGACTGGCGACACCGACTACGGCAGCCTGCTGCAGCCGCTGCTCGATGACGAGTACGGATTCTTTGACGCCGAGGAGGGCGAGACCGACTACGGCGCGATCAACATCTACGACTACGCTACGTTCGCGTTCCCGATGAACGACCTGGACTTCCAGACGTTCGCCAATCCATACCTCCCTGAAAACGACATGGGGACCTTCACCTAATGGCACTCAAGCTCCGACGAGGCGTCAACGCCGACCGCACTGGGATCACGCCCGCACAGGGCGAGCCGATCTACACCACCGACACCAAGAAGCTCTACATCGGCGACGGCACCACCGCCGGCGGCGTCGAGGTAGGCGGCGGCGGCACGCTTACCGTCGACACGCAGGACTTCACGTCGAGCGGCACGTGGACCAAGCCTGCGAACGCGCTGTGGGTCGAGGTCACGATGTGCGGTGCCGGACAAGCGGGGCAGGCAGGAACGACTTCAGGCTATGGAGCTGGCGGTAGCGGTGGAAAGGTCGCCTTCAAGACGTTTGGTGCCGCGGATCTGCCGAGTACGGTGTCCATCACTTGTGGCGTATCACAGGATTTTGCAAGCCCATCAAACGATGCAGAGAGTTCATTTGGGACCTACCTGTACGCTGCTGGACCTTTCGGTGGTGGTGACGACCAGGCGGGCGGCTCAACTGTGGAACTGGGAATCGTTGCAAACGCAGCCGGGGTGCCGGAATACACATTTGCAAATGGCGCGTACGGCTCTCCTGGTGCCGCTGGCAGGGTCGGATTCTGGTTCGGCCCCGCTGGCGGTGGAAGCGGCGGATATTCCGGTGCTGGGGGTGACGGCGGGAAGGCAAGCAGCGGTAGGACCGATGGCGGTGGGGGCACAATCTACAGCGGCGGCGGTGGCGCAGGTGGCGCAAGCGGCACGACAGGCGTAGCGGGCACCGCAGGCGGCTACGACACCGTCACGGGCTTCGGCAACGGTGGCGGTGGCGGCGGTGAAGGCACCTCTGGCGCTGGCGGCGCCGGTGGCGCGGCCGTCCGTGGCGGCGGCGGCGGTGGTGGTGGCAGGGGCACGACCGCCGGCGGTGCCGGTGGCGCGGGCGGCAACGGGTTTGTCCGAGTTCGCACCCTCTGCTTCGGATGATCGACCATGGCAACAGACACCGACAGCCCACAGCGCGACTTCGTCCTGCAGAAGGGCGCGAACTACACCTTCACCGTGCACGTCGGCGCGAACGTGAGCGGCCACAGTTTCTCGCTCGTCGGGAAGCCGTCGCACAGCTCCACCACCGAGGTGTTCAACCTGTCTTCGCTTGAGGGCACGATTACAACGACCGTCCAGGGCGGCCATACCGACATCGTCTGTTCGTTCGATGACTCGGTCACGTCGCTCATGTCCGCGCCGCAGTACGGCGTCTACGCCCTGCAGGGCACCTCCGCGAGCGTCACGACGCGCTACTCGGAAGGAACCTTCTACGTCGTTCCCTGATGGCAAAAGAACCAACTGGAGCATCTTCCGTGGCACGATTCGGACTCATTGGAAACGTAACGGTGCCGGCCAGCACCGGCAGCTTCGTACAGGTGTTCAGCACCGACAACCGTTCGGATGGCACGCTGAAGATTGCCGCACAGGCAAACATCGTCATCCGCTACCCGGTTGCGACTGGTACGGCGGGCACCGACTTCACCGAGATGACTTTCATCTCGTCGTGGGGCGAGATCAACCTTGGCGACGTGGACCCGACCAAGGTGTGGGTCCGTTCGGCCGGTTCGGCGACAGCCCTTGCAGCGTGGTACAGCTGACATGGACGTTGCGACGCTTGCCGGTGCCCTCGGCATCATCGCATCCGTCGTTACCACGACGATGGTCGTGGTCGGCAAGCTCACGCGCGTCGAAGTGATGCTTGCCGAGCTGCGCGCGACGATGGCGCACTACGAAAGCCGCATCGCGGCGCTCGAAAGGAAACATCATGAAAGGCAACCGTAAAACTACGTTCGCGGGCATCGCGGCGATTCTGACGGCAGCAGCTGGCATCCTCAACGGGTGGCCGGACGCGGTCGACTGGACTGCAGCGGTCTCCGCGATCATCGCGGGCGTCGGCCTCATCATGGCGAAGGACGCGGAGCCGCGTGCGTGAACTCCTTACGGGCATCGTGCGCGGACTGCTCGCGTGGTTCGCGGAACGGCGAGGGACCGCCGTCGACGGTGACACGGGCCGTCATCTCCGCGTTGCTGGCCGTCGCTTGCGCGGTTGGCTGCACGCGCACGGTGCTCGTCTCCGAAGGTAGCCCTGTCCGCATCGGGCCATGCGCTCGAGCGCGCGTGTACTCCCTAGAGGGCGCGCAGTGGCGGCTCGGCGACAACCGCGTCGAGCTGCCCGAGGGGTGGTATCTGGTCCCGCCGTCGTTCGTGGAGGCCGAGGAGTGAGCCACCACCAGGCGTGCTGCTGCGGGCCGGGCGGGCCTGAGTGTCCAGGCATCTGCCCATGCGTGGCCAACAGTTACAGCGTGACGTGGAACGGAAGCGTTTCCATCGGTTTGAATCCGTGCGACTGCGGTACATCGCGGTACTACGGTGCAGTGACCTTGAACGATGGCGTTACGCGGTCGTTGGTCAACGCTGTGCCACCAGCGTATTCCTGCGTAGCTGGTGCGTCGTTTACCGACTCCTACACGGCGACCTACTACAACAGCAATTGCGTTGCAGCGGCTCCAGGAGGTGGATTTAGCCCGTGCCTAAACAATGCTGCGATTACTGCAACCATCTTCGGCGGGTATCAACTGTTCAAGCCGGATCGCGCGCCACAGGTGTGCACGTGGCGCTGTTACGTCGACCTTGGGTTCGGGATACAGGCTGCTGGTTTCCCGATCAGTTTCTACCGTCTGCAACTGCTGTATGAGAAGCCCTACGTGTCTGGACCAGCAGGATGCGCTGCTCCAGGGGCGCTGCCATATGTTGGGGCTCAATTCGTGCATCCGACATTTGGCGTAAGCCCGACCGTCCCTGCGGTAGGGCAGTGCGTGTATACGACCGAAACGGTTTGCGACGTGCTGCGCGCAACAGGACGCATTTCCGCAATTGTCCCCGGTTCACTGGTGATCTCGTGACGTGCCAAAACCGCTCGTCTGGCCATTGCCACAACGTGGCGGCAAACCGAGCCGCAGGCACCAGCGTGACCGATGACGCCCGGTGCGCGGCCTGCCCCTTCTACAACGGCCCCGCGCGCGGCCTGGGCGATGTGGTGCACGCGGTCGCCAAGGCCACAGGCGTGGCGGCCGTGGTCCATGCGGTCGCCCCCGACTGCGGGTGCGCCGAGCGGAGGAAATCGCTGAATGAGCGGTTTCCCGCTAAAGCCCCTTGACGGTTCCAGCCGATGTTCTTAGCGTGGCTAAGAATGGATAAGCGCTACGCAATTGCCGTTTCTCAGGAGGATCACGCGCTCGTCACCGAGCTCGCGCACAAGCTTGGGCGTTCCCGAGCCGACATCGTGCGCGAGGCGCTGGCGGGATTCGTGCTGATCCGCGACCTCAATGAGCAGATCGCTCGGAAGGAAACCAGACCATGGCAGAATGGATCGGAGTCGCCCTCGCGGCGGCAGCAGTCACCTTTGTCGGCCTCTGCGCTGTGTGGCCGCTCTTCGATGACCGGGAGGTCCGATGAGCAGTGAACTGGCGAAAGTCCCCGCTCAGCCCGTCGCGGCGCTCGAGCCCCTGCGGGAGCAAGTGCGCATCGTCCAAGCGCTCAGCAAGCCCGTGACCGAGCGGTACTGCATCAGCCTTCAGGGCAAGATGTACGTCCAAGTCGCTGGGGCCACGCTCATCGCCAACGCCATGGGCTACGCCGTGCGCGAGGTCGAGGTCAAGCGCGTGGACTTCGGCGGCGGTATCAGCGGTTGGGAGGCAACCGCCGAGATCCTTGACATCGAAACCAACACGATCATCGGGCGCGGCTCGGGTATCGTTACCGATGACGAGAAGCCGTGGGGTTCCCGCCCCCAGTTCGCCCGGCGGGCGATGGCCTCGACGCGTGCCGCTGGCCGCGCGCTGCGCCTGTCGCTCGGGCACCTCTTTTGTTACCTCGGCGACAAGGTCGCGACCGTGACCGCTGAGGAGATGCCGGAGGACATCAAGTGAACCTCGACATCGAACTCGATTCCCAAAAGGGCGATGTATGGATGAACGAAGGCCACCCACATATCGAAGTGTCGTTCGATGATGATGGGAACTGCGGAATCTGGATTCGCACAGGTCCGGAAGGCGATGTGGTCTGCTGGTGTGATCTGTCCAAGGCAGTCATCAAGACCATGCACGCTGTGTCGCGCACTTGGCCGATGGCAGACAATCCCGAGTGAGGCTCCTCCATGCCCCGGGCGTGGGAGCACCCGCCCCCGCTCGGGGTTTTTTGTGAAATCCCCCTCTTCCCCCCCTGCACCCCCCCTTGCACCCCCTTGACAGTGCGGTTAAGCTGTGCAGCAGCTAAGCGCTCAGCGCGCAGTCTGTCTGTCCAGCTTAAACCCGCCCTGTCCAAGGGGTGTGCGCGAGGGACAAGACCATGGACCAACCCGAAATGAGAGAATGGCACAAAGCGCGCGAAGGGCTGTTTCCCACGAAACTGCCCTACACCGCCGTTACCGCGATCAACTCGCAGCTTCCCCAGCTTGAGTTCCAACGCGCCATGAAGGCGCTAACCCTGTACTCGCAGCAGAAGCCGTATAAGGGCTTCTACATGCTCAAGTTCATGGTGTGGTACGAACGCGCTTCGACGGACGAACGACCGCTCGGCACGCCGGGTACCGCGCCTAAGGGCGCGCCCCCGGCTGAAGAAACGGATTGGGAGGAATGCCATACAGCCGAACGCCGAGAGCGCGAGGCATACGAGGCGTTGCCGAACGATTACCGCGACGCTTGCAAGACGCGCTTCGCCGACTGGGGATGGCCCGAGGGCTCGCGCGCTTGGCGGCTCATCTGCCTGGACGCGTACGTCGGGCGCGACGTGGAGCCATACCGTATCGGCACGAACGTGTTCACCCGCGACGCGAACCGGGAGGCCGAGATGAAGGAACGCGCCGAGTACATGCAGCGCAGAGGCTACCTTGAGCTCGTCAGCGCCCTGCGCGCCGAGATCTCGCGGCTGGGAGGGAACGTCGATGTCGTCGCCTGACGATCCGGTCATCCAGTACCACCAAGCACTTGCCGAGCGCGAGGAGCGCGAGCGCGAGCCCGTTTGGTCCGAGCGCCAAGCGGCCATCCTTGAGGATGACCAGCCCGACAGGCGCGAATGGGGCGGCGATGCCGGGCGGCTCATGCATGAACTGGCCAACGCCAACATCACGATCAACGTGCTGCGCAGCGACGTGGCAGACTGGGCTAGGCTTTTCCTCGCCGTCACGGCCAATGACGGCCTCGGCGGCTGCCCGACGCCGCACAGCGTCTACACGCGCTGCTGGCGCTGCTCGGCGCGCGCGCAGGCCGCGCAGCTGCTGGAGGTGCACCGTGGACAATGACATCGTGGCGAGAATGCGGAAGCATGCATCCTTGTCCGGTCTTCATACGTTTGAGGGCACGAAGGAAGAACGGAAAGCCGAGTTCAATAGGATGAGGAGCGTCGCAAATAGCCCATCGTCCGAGATCGTGGCGCGCTTGCGGGCGATGGCGTGGCTTGCGCAGTGCAGTGATGATCAGAAGTCGCACCTGGTGCAGGCCGCCGCCGAGATCGAGCGGCTGCGCGCCGAGCTGAAGAAGACGCACAGGCATTACGGGCACCTGTTGATGCAGTTCGTGTCCGAGGCCAACGCTGCACGTCGCAGCAACGCGCCGACCCCCGCGAACACCGGGGGCGGCGCGGATCACCAGATACCGGAGGCGCTGTGATGCTTGGAGCGGCAATGATGCGCGTTGCCGAATCGGGGCGATTCGCCGAGAAGCGCGAGATGATCGCACATTTCACTACGGTGCTGATTCAGAGCGAGGCTACGCGGGGAATCAAGCCGCCAGTGACCGCCGACGGAATCAATGTCATGGTTCGGCACGCTGCGATGATCGTGGAATCCATCGAAAATGAGGCACGCTGATGCACACCGAGCACCATGAACTGATCGCGGCCCTGCGCGCCGAGAACTACAGGCTTACGCGCGAGAACGCCGAACTCGGCGCGCTGCGGTCGGTCATCGACGCACAGGACAAGTTGCTAGCAAGCGCCAGCGCGGAACTCGCCCACCAGGCCAAGTTCATGGCCGAGATTAAGCGCAAGCTTGAGGAGCTCAACACGCCATGAGCGGTATGCAACGCCGGAAGGGCGCTGTCGGCGAGCGCGAGGTGGTCGAGGAGCTGAACCGCATGGGGATGCTGTGCCACCGCACGGCACAGCGCATGGGCAAGGCGGGCGACGCCGCCGACGTGGTGTGCGTCGGGCTCGACGTGCACATCGAGGTGAAGCGCCGCGAGAACCTGGCATGGAAGGCTACCCTTGAGCAGGCCGAGCGCGACGCCCATGGCAAGCCATGGGTGATCGTGCATCGCCCCAATGGCGGGCGCTGGGTGGTGATCCAACCCCTAGAGCAATGGGTGGCCGACAGCGTCGCAGCCCATTCGGCCATCATGGAGCGCCGGGACATCATGGACAAGGCTGCCGAGGCATGAAGTTCAAGCACGGCATGCCGGCCATGGGCAAGGTGCGGCAGCCCCTGCCAGAGGGCAAGCGCCTCACGGGGTGCAGATGGACCATCCTGCGCAACAGGTTCATGAGGCACAATCCTTTATGTGCTAAGTGCGGCAGGCTTGGTGAACAGGTGCACCACGTGATCCCGCGCGCACAACGGCCAGACCTCACCTACACGTGGGACAATCTGCAGACGCTTTGCATCGATTGCCACGTGCAAACGCACGCTGACGCAGAAAAACCGCATTCCTGAGCCAAAAACGAGGTTTCTAGCGTGTCTTTAAAGAAATCGGCAAAAATGGCACGGGGGGGGGTAACTTTGGAGGCAGGGGGGGGACCCGAGGTGCCGCCTGTAACCGTCCAAAATACGCGCACAATTGCGATGGACTACGCCGAGGGCGTGATGTCGGGCGACATCGCAGCCGGGAAATGGATCTACGCGGCCGCGAAACGGTTCCTCGCGGACTGCGACCGCACCGACATCGCGATGGACTGGGACGAGGTCGACAAGCTGGTGGCGTTCTACGCCCGGCTGCCCCTCATCAACGAAGCGTTCGGCGAGCCGTTCATCCTCAACCCGTGGCAAGTGTTCACGCTTGCCAACATCTGGGGATGGCGGTGGACGGATGACGGCCGCCGGCGCGTGCGCCAGGGCATCCTGCAGGTTGCCCGAGGCAACGGCAAGACCACGCTCATGGCGGGGCTGTGCCTCTACGACCTGTGCAGCGGCACGGGCCGCCGGGCGCACGTCATCGCCAACCGCGAGGAGCAGGCTGAGATTCTGCTCGACACCGCCAAGACGATGGTCCGCTCCATGGGGGAGACCGACCTCAAGGTGCTGCAGTACAGCATCTCACGCAAGGAAGCCGACTGCGTGCTGACCGCTCTTCCCGCCAAGGAAAGCAGCCTGGACGGCCTGACGCCGAGCCTATGGATCGCCGACGAGGCCGCCGAGTACCGAGGGCGGTTCCTGTCGAAGTTGACGAGTTCGATGGCGAAGCGCCGCGAGGCGCTGGGCGTCATCATCTCGACGCCCGCCGACACCCCCGACAACATCTACGGCGAGAAGATCGCCCACGCCGAGGCCGTGCTGCGCGGCGAGGTGCTGGACGATTCGACCGTCGCGATGCTCTACGGCATCGACGAGACCGACGATACGGACGACGAGGAGGCGTGGCCGAAGGCCAACCCGAACATGCAGCACGGGCAGCCCGCGCGGAAGAGCCTGCGCGAGCAGTACCTCCAGTCCAAGACCACGCCGATGGGCCGCGCCGAGTTCGCGCGCTACCACTGCTGCCGGATGGCGGCGATCTCCGAGGGGTGGCTAGACATGCAGTTCTGGCCGGGCGGCCAGGACATCGACTGGGCCCAGTTGCGTGGCCGCGAGGCGTACTGCGGCGTCGACCTGTCCAAGAGTCAGGATCTTTCCGCGCTGGTGGTCGCCGTTCCCCTGGACGATGGGCGCGTGGCGCTGCGCGGGCACTACTGGTGGCCCTCCGAGAACGTGCGGCAGCGGGAGCTCGACTACCGCTTGCCCGTGCGGAACTGGGCGCACAGCGGCAAGATCCAGTTGACCGAGGGCCCGGCCATTTCCTACAGCGCCATCCTTGAGGTGCTGGTAGCGGTTTGCGCCGAATTCAGCGTCCAGACGGTCGCAATCGATTCGTGGGGCGACGCCATGTTTGCCGAGATGGCCCTTGAGCGCCGCGTGCCCCTCAAGACCTACAGCCAAGGCATCGCCACGATGGGCCCGGGCTGCGCGCTGTGGCAGCAGCTTTGGATGGACCGGAAGATCGTCATCGGCGACGATCCAGTGCTAAGAAACGCGTGCACCAGGGCGATCCCGATCCGCGACAGCAACGGCAACGTAAAGGTCAACAAGGCCAAGCGCGTGCACGTGATCGACCCGCTCGTCGCGTCGATCATGGCGGTACATGCGTGGGGCGGCCGTCGCGGGACCAGCTGGGACTTCCTAAACGATTCATAAGTTTGGGAAGGGGCGCGGGCTTGCGCGTGCGCGGACAATCCGTGCGTGATCGCGGATCTCATCCGTAACCTGTTCCGACGGAACTACAGCACCACCCTCCTGGGTGGCGAGATGTCGGCCGTACCCAACGTCGGGCCGCTCACCGCGCTGCGGTATACGCCGGTCTACCGCGCCGTCACGCTCATCGCAGGCGACATCGCGCGCCTCGACTGCACGCTGAGCGAGCCTACCGCCGATGTCCTGTGGCGGCAGCCGTCGACCTGGTGGGGCGCGTTCGAGTTCCGACGCGCGCTCATGATGAACGCGCTGCTCTACGGCAACGGGTTTGCGCTCATCAACCGCACCAAGGGCGGCGAGCTGCTTGAGCTGCTGCTGCTCGACAACGACAACGTGAGCCTCGACACCCAGAGCGGCGTGCCCACCTACTCGGTGCGCGGTTACCTGGGCGTTCCTGCTGCCGACATCCTGCACGTGCGCGCGCCGAGCACGAACGGCCTGTGGGGCGAGAGCCCGATCAACCTGTGCCGCACGTCCATCCAGATCCTCGCGTCGCAGGAGCAGATGGCGCTCACGTCGTACCGCAACGCCGGGAACCCGAAGATCGCGCTCGTCCACAAGGCGAAGATCGACGAAGCGTTGATGCAGAAGATCGAGAACTACTACATGAAGCGGCACGGCGGCGCGGAGAACGCCGGAAAGCCCGTGGTGCTCGGCGACGATGTCCGCATCGAGCGGATCAGCTCGACGCTGGACGACACCGGCCTTGAGGCCGCGCGCACCTACAGCATCGGCGACGTGTCGCGCCTGTACGGCGTGCCCGCGTCGTACCTGTCCGAGGACGTTGGATCGTCATACGGCACGATGGAATGGCTGTCGCGCATGTACGTCGACGGATGCCTTGCCGCGTGGATGGCGGCCGTCGGCAGCGAGCTCAAGGCCAAGCTCATGAACCCGTACGCGTCGGTCTCGTGGGACACCGATGCGCTGATCCGTCCAGGCGTCGCCGAGCAGATGGCGGCGCTGCGGACGGGAGTCGAGGGCGGGTTCCTGACGCGGAACGAGGCGCGCGCCAAGCTGGACCTCGAACCCCTCGAGGGACTCGACGCGCCGACGCTCGCGCTCAACGTCGGCACCGGCGGCGGCTCGAGCAACATGGGCAGCGACACGTCGGAAGAGGAGGGCACGCCCAATGATTTCTAGGCGCTTCGCTGGCGAGATCGAGAACGGCGAGGGCCGCACGCTGTCGGGCCTCGCGGTGCCGTACATGCGCTGGTCCGACGAGATCGTGGAAGCTGGCGTGCGCGGCGCGTTCCAGGAGCGCATCGCTCCCGACGCGTTCGGCGATCTCGACGGAGCGGACATCAAGCTGCTCTTCAACCATGAGCCGGGCGCGCTGCTCGCGCGTACGAAGAGCGGCACGCTGAAGCTCAGCCAGACCAAGGGCGGCCTGCGCTTCACCGCGCAGCTTCCCGAGACCTCGATGGGGAACGACGTGCGCGAGCTCATGCAGCGCGGCGACCTCACGGGGGAGATGTCGTTCGGCTTCTACGCGGAAGCCGACGAGTGGAACGACAAGCGCACGCTGCGCACCGTCACGAAGGCACGGCTCGTAGAGCTGTCCGTGGTGGTCGACGCGGCGTACGGAGACAGGACAAGTTCGTCGCTGCGGAGCGTTTCCGAGCGCGACAGGATGGCACGCGCGCTTCGACTGCGCGAACTGAAAGGAAAGCACCATGTCTGATCTGAAGGCGATGATGGAGGAGCGCAAGAAGCTCCTCGGCGACATGCAGGAGCTGAACGACCGCAAGGACTTCAGCAACCTCGACCGCGAGCAGTGGGACCGCATGGACGCGCGGTACGTCGAGCTCGACGGCCTGATCGAGCGCGCCCAGCGCGCGGCGCGCCTCGACGCCGAGCTGCGCAAGCCTGCGTACGACCTCCCGACTGTCCGCGCCGCGAGCGCCGAGAAGGCCGTCGCGGCCGACTTCGCAGCGACGCCCGAGTACCGCAACGCGTTCGCGCGTGCGCTCCGCACCGGCGAGATGTCCGAGCTCCGCGCGCTCAACACGGGCAGCAGCAATGCGCCGATGCCCGTCGACATGCAGCGCCGCATCTGGGAGCTCATGATGAAGGAGACTCCGCTCCGCAGCCTCGCGCGCGTGTTCAACGTGGCGTCGGACCAGCAGATCACCGTCGAGACCGCGATCCCGACCGGCTACATCGTTGACGAGTCGACCAGCACGACGGACGGCTACGCGTCGCCGACCTCGACCGTGACCGAGTCGACCGGCACGTTCGGCCGCAAGACCATCGGCGACTTCACCTACGCGGTGCGCTCGAAGGTCAGCTACCAGGCGTACAACGACTACATCAACGGCGGCACGTACCTCGCCAACAAGGTCGCGCAGGCGCTGGCGCAGATCGAGGAGCAGTACCTCATGAACGGCGACGGTTCGGCCAGCGCGACGGGCAATCCCGCGCAGCCGGCTGGCGTGGTGAAGTCGATCAACGACGCCGACAACAAGTTCACCTTCACCGGCGGCACCACCGGACAGGGATGGACTGGCCTCACCGCCGACGCCGTGATCGAGACCGCGCACCTGGTCAGCCCGCAGTACCGACGCGGCGGCTCGCTGCGCTGGATCATGGGCGACACGGCCGCGAAGGAGATCCGCAAGCTCAAGGACGGCAGCAACCGCTACCTCTGGCAGGTCAGCGACAACGTGCCCGAGGGCCTGACGAACGGCATCAACGGCAGCCTCTACGGCATCCCCGTGGTGATCTCGCAGTTCATGCCGACGGCCACGACCGCAGCCAGCGTCGCTTTCATCGTGGGCGACTTCAGCAACGTGGAGATCTACGACCGGGGCCCCATCGAGTTCATGCTCGACCAGTACACCGACCTCGCCAAGCTCAACGTCTTCCTCCAGACGTGGAAGCGCAGCGACCTCACGGTCATGGTCGGCGCATCGGGGTACCGCCCGTTCGCGCACGCCGAGTTCAAGTGATCCATTCTCCCCATGGGGTTGCGCGGGGAAACCCGCGCGACCCTTTTCCATGTCGGTACCGCTCTCAACCATCAAGTCGGCGCTCAAGATCGACTACACGGACGACGACACGGAGCTGATCCGGCTCCGCGAGGTCGCCA